CTAACCCTGGTTCAGCGAAGCCGTCTGGACACGTTCAGAAACACCGGGGGTCGCAATCAGGCGCTCCACGGACTCCATCGTCACGAACGTACAGCTGCAGTCCACATTGGTGCACTGGTGATAGCGCTCTTTGGTATTTTCACTTAGATAGCGACTGGTACGCGCATGCGCAGAGTGCTTGCACTTAGGACAATGAAACATGTACCCCTCCACTTGATTCACATTTTGTGAATCAATAATACCCAAAATAAAACCAATAGCAACTGTATTACTCACTATCAACAGTAAATTTTTCGTCAGTGGCATTCAGTTCAAGCTTAAGCTGCGTGGTAAATCCGCTATCGTTGAGGGTATGCACCACCTCGCGGATGATCCACGCCTGCTCGTCAATAACGCGTTTAAAACCGTTTACCAATACCGGCGTTTCGGGGTACAGATCGGCTCGCCCCAGCGCCAGTTGGATAGAGAAATTCACGGTACCCCGCTGCAGCGCGCGCCACTTCGCCTCTGCGGCCCTGAGAGCCTGCTCTTCAGAGGCATACACCGTGGTGAGCTCAAATACGTTTTCCGCCGATCCCACCAGCCTCTCTTGCGGCTTCTGCTCCTTGCCTCCCGTTTCTGCAATCGGCACGGCGGCATCGGGGTGCTGCAGCCCCTCTGTCGCTTGCCCCTCAGGCAGACGATTAATACTCAATTGAGTATTTTGCTGTTTTGGGTCGCGCGTTTGCAGCCATTTGGCCGTCACGCCGGAATAGTTTTCACGATCGGCAACGTAAAAAAGGTGCTTATCGCCGTCCCCACGCTCAATCATCATTAAGGGGATCGGCGTGCCGCTGGCCGTCACGGCGTGCCCCGCTTTCATAAAAATAACCTTGCCGGCTTTGATTGAAACAAAGGCACCATTACGTTCGGCCAGGCGGGTGAGAAACGCAGCATCGGTCTCCTGAGACTGATCGATATGAGAAATAGCAATCGATGAAAGTCCCGCCGCAACGCTGGCAGTTAACTGGTTACGCTGAGCGATAGTATTGACTATCGCGCCGATCGTCGTGTCATGCCACGACTGTTCGCGCCGCACGTTTAGCTTTCCACGAAAATCAGCGCTGCATCCCCGAATGGTCAGCGTGTCCGGCGCGCCCCGAAATTCAATTGTATCGATCGTAAAGTTCCCTTTCGGCTGGAGCGGGGTTCCCTCCCATCCCAGCCATAAGGAGAGCTTTGCCCCCCGGGCCGGCAAGTCTAACAGCCCGTCGGAATCATCCAGTTGAATATCCAGCTGATCGGCTTCCAGTCCACGTTTGTCGATCATGCTCAGACTGATAAGACGATGGCTGAAATTTTGTGTGATATCGCGATCGTCAAGCTTAAGCATAAAATCAGGGGCGATTTTCCCACCCGCCCGGATATTCATTTCCGTAATCATCCCACCAGCCCTCCAATGCTATTACGTGCGCTCGTCACCAGCTCTTCGACCTGGGTTCTCAGATCGCCAAACATCGTCATCAGCGATTCGTCCACGCGTTTCAGTTCCAGCGTAAAATTAATTTTTCGGGCGGTACCGTCACTGTAAAAATCCGAATGCGTATGCGTGACTTTTTCAATGATAAACATGCCGTGAATGATGCCGGTACCGTCTATCAACGGCCATGCCCGCCCCTCATTCGCCATCAGCTCAACCGCCTTGAGGGAAAGCCGCCCTCCCGTGAGCTCAGGGTAAAGCAGTCCGGAGAGGGTAAAAGATGTCTCGCCTTCGCCAAGGTACTGCCAGGCTTTAGGTTTCCCGATCCGATTGTTGGACACCCAGCGATAATCCTTTGTAAACTGCATTGTCTGATAGGGTAAGGTTCGTCGTTCAAAGACAAACAGACCCAGCACCATTAACATTTTCTCTCTCCTCAACCTTACATAAAGCTGGCTTGCTGCCGTCTCGCTTTATCCTGTTCAATGCTATCTATTGTCTCCCGGATTTGACGCGTCAGATCCGTTCCTGAAGCCGTGCCCCCCTGCAGCGTGATGTTGTATTCGCTTTTACTCTGATCGACGTAAGAGCGTCCTCCCGGCACGAGGGTTGGCTGATACCCCAGGCCGACGCCAGAGATCCCCGCCACCGGAATGGACGAACTGCCCGCAGAAGAGGATGTCGCGCCTGCTTTTTCCGCCGCGGCATCGAGATTACCCGACTCGTTTTTGATAAGACCGAGTTTCTCCAGCAGCCAGCTGGCCTTGCCGCTCAGGCTGTTAAAGAGATTAAGCGGTGCCATTAACGCATCACCCAGCGCCTGTCCAAAAATCACGCCAGCGTTTTTACAGCCATCCAGCGTTTCCTGCGTCGCCTTGATCGGCGTGATTAAGTCGGTGAACCATTGCCAGATACCGCCCAGCTTCTCCGAGATAGCGTCAAATACCGCCATCACCGGTGAGAACAGCGCACCCAGCGGTGCGAAAGCCGTTGAAAGCCCTTCCATCACTCCGCCAAAGAAGGCGCTGATGGGCTCCCAGTATTTGAAAATCAGTAAGGCGCCGGCGGCAATCGCCGCGCCAAGGGCAATCACCGGCCAGCTAAGGGCACCCAGCACCGTCATGATGGCGCCGCCCACCACGCTGAATACCGTTCCTAACATCCCGGCCGCGGTGATAACCATATTGACGCCCGTTAGAACCGGGCCGAGAACCGTGCCTACGCCACCCAGTACGCCAGCAAACGCCTGCGCGCCGACAACTACGCTGGCGAGGGTCTGCGTCAGCTCAGGGTTGGCATTCACCCAAAGGGAGGCCGTGCCAAGCCAGCCGGTTGCGGTTGTTATCAGGTTACGCAGAGCGCCATCCGCTTTATCAAATACATCAATCTTCAACCCGTTCCACGCGGCCTGGAGTCGGTTGATATCGCCGTCAAGATTATCGGTCTGCACGGAAGCCGCGAGCGCGGTACTGCCCTTCGCCCCTTGCAACTGCTGGCGTTTTTCATCAAGCGATCCATCACCCGCGGCGGAAGCCAGCGCCCCCGAGGCTTTTATAGAATCCGGAGTCTGAACATGGCGCAACATCGCGCTAAGCGCGTCCCCGGCGGCGGCGCCTTTCATCCCTTTTTCCGCCAGAACGCCCAGCAGCGCGGTGGTCTCTTCAAGCCCCATACCGGCGGCATCCGCAGCGGGCGCTGCAGAGGTGACGGCCGCCACCATCTCAGCGAGGCTGGTATTCGAAGAGGTAAAACCGCGGGTAAGCACATCTGCGATGCGTCCCGCATCCGCATCGGCCAGGCTATACGCGGCCTGCGTGCTGGCGATCATATCGGCCGCTTTAGCCGCGTCGACATTCCCCGCCAGGCTGAGGTTGACCGTTGGCGCGGTGGCCGCAAGCAGCCCATCGGCGTCATAGCCTGAACGAGTCAGTTCGGTTTGTGCCCGAAGGACCGTATCTGCAGGTACTCCGGTCCTGGCACTGACCTCCCGCGCCTGCTGGCGAATCGCCTCAAGCCGGGAATCCCCCTTCGCCAGGCCAAGGTTTGCCTGAATGGCCGACATCTGCTTTTCAACGCTGATGCCTGGCGCCATAAACCGGGACGTCTGGTCAAAGCCCGCTTTGGCCATGCCCACACCCGCATTCGCAAGCTGGCGCACCCGCGCGGTAACGCGTTTGCCTGACTCATAGCGATTCTGAACGGTACTCAGCCGCTCCTGCTGCTGGTTGACGCGGGCCAGCGCATCCCGCTGTCGGTTAAGCTGCTGCGTTTTTTCGCTGATGTGAGTTCGTAAACGACGCTCATCAGACGAGAGCGTACGCGTGTTGACTCCCGCCAGGGCGAGTTCAGTGCGCTGGCGCTGTACCGAATAGCGTAAGCTGTTGTACTCAAGCTTAAGGTCGGCCGCCGATTTTCGGGCTGCGGACAGCGCATCAGCCTGTGCCTGGGTAGGGTTTTGCGTGTTTTTAAGCTGCACCGCCAGCGCCGCTGCCTGCTGTTTCGCCTGAGCAAGCGACTGCTCCGTCACGGAGAGCTGGGCGTTTGCTTTCCTGAAGCCGTTAATACGCCCCGCCTGCTCATCAAGCGCCCCCAACGCCGTCTGCGAATCGTGGATATCGCTTGCGAGAGTGACGCTGGCGTTCTGGAGAGCGTTAAGCGGTCGGGTTGCCCGGTCGACTGCCTTAAGCAGCTCCTGAAGACTGACATTATTACTCATGGTGGTTTCCGCTTCGCTGCAGCGCTTTTTCGCGCCATAAGAGGAGTTCGGTCACGCTAAGGGAGTACAGTTCTGACGGCGGCCAGTGAAAGATCACCGCGATATCCGCCATCAGATCGTCGACCGACAGATTTTCGGGAAATTTCAGCGAGCCGAAGCCGGTGACAAAAAACCGATCACCTTACCTGCAAAAGAGAGCAGATCGCAGGCATCCAGGCGCGCAACCTCATGCTCGGTCAGGGCCGGAGAGGTCATTCGCGGCAGCACCTTAATCAGCGCATCGACGTCAGATTGCGCCAGCGACGCCAGCGATACCCCGCGCAGGGTTCCCGCATTGGGTTTAGAAACCGTCACCTGTTCAATTTTCTGCTCACCGCGCTGAACGGGGCTATCAAGCGTGACGATATGTGGGTTTTCACTTTCGTGCATGGCGGTCTCGTTGATATTTTCCATTTCTTTACTCTTCAGAAAGTTAACTCACCGGCCGGTAATCCCGGCCGGTTAAAGGGTTACAGGCCGATGGCCTTACGGTGTTCTGCCAGACGATCGACGCCGTCGACTTTCAGCACCATGTTGATGATGTCGATCTCGATGATCTCTTTGCCATCAATGGTCAGCTGGTAGTACGCGCACTCGGTGGACATCTTGGTGGTGCCGCTCTCGCCCTGCTTGTTTTCACCGCCATCGAACTCTTTATGACGGCCGCGCATGACGATTTCGACGGCGGAGATTTCGCCGGTATCATCGCGCTGATAAGAGCCGGTAAAGCGCAGCGGCACGCTGTCCGCGCCCGGAGAGGCATACTGCGCCCACAGCGCGGCGTCCGGCAGACCGCCAACGGTCCACTCCAGCGCCAGGGCATCATCGTCCAGACCGAGGTCGACAGAGACCGAGCCCGGCATACCGCCGCCGCGATACTTCTCCAGCTTGCGGGTAAGCTTAGGTAAGGTGACAGACTCAACAACGCCCATATAGCTCAGGCCATCGTTGAACATATTCAGGTATTTAAGTTTGCGTGGTAACGCCATGCTGCAGCTCCTTAGCTATTAACCGAATCTGACAGGTCTGCCAGATAGGTATCGGTGATGCGCTGGCGCAGGGTCAGATTTTCCAGCGGCGGGACAGGGGTGTAGTCGTAATCGATATACAGTTTCCCCGCTTTCAGGGTTGATGCATCGTTAGACTCAGGGTCATACCAGCAGGAGCCGTCGACGATATAGCCGTTGGTTTTCAGCTCGCGGAACTTGGCATTAATACCGGAAACGATGTCGCGGATAAGCGTTGGCGTGATGGGTTTATCCATCGCCCACGCGTGCGCTTCCGCCATGGTATCGGCCAGCACCTGCGCGGTACGGGTGTAGTTTTCAAAGACGAATAACGGGTCGTCTGAGCAGGTACGGTTACCCCAGAATTTGAAGCCGTCGTTGCGAATCAGCGTGGTGACGCCCGCCTGGTTAAGCAGGTTCGCATCGGTAGCCTGTTCCTGCAGATCCCAGGAGACAGAGGCGCTTACGCCCGTAACGCCGTTGACGCCAACGTTTGACAGGGTTTTATGCCAGCCGATTGTCTGGTCGATTTTGGCGCGCAGGCCAAGCGCGCGGGCGGTTGCCCAGGCCGTCGTCGTTGCGTTCGTGGTGGTATCCCATGCCAGAAAATCAGGATGGATAACCATCAGCTCGCGCTGGCTGAAGTTTTTGCGGTAGTTGATCGCGTCAGAGATGGTTTTACAGCCCCATGCGCTGACGTAGCCGAACGCGCGCAGGCTCTGGCACATCGCGGCCAGTGCGGTCGCCACTTCCTGAGAATCCAGCCCCGGGACGCCGAGAATACGTGGCTTAACGCCGGTTACCGTTTTCGCAGTCAGAAGCGCCTTCAGGCCGGTATATTTACCGTTTTCATCGGTGGTACCGATGATGTTGGAAACGGTCTGCTTGCGCGCCTCTTCCGGTGTTTCAGCGGTGCCTTCAGCCACGCGAACAACAACGACAACCGGTTTACACTGGTCAGCGATCGCCTGCAGAGAAGCGGACAGCGTCCCCGCCTTACCGGCTTTCGCAATCGCATTTTGCACGTTGGTAATGAGCACGGGCTCGTTTAAAGGAAATGTCTTGTCGTCAGCATCGCTGGCCGTACAGACCATACCGATGATTGCCGTCGAGACGGTGGAAATGGTGCGGGTGCCATCGTTGATTTCGATAACTTCCACGCCGTGGTGATAGTCGCCCATCCGGTTAACTCCTTCGTTTAGTGGTGAGGCTATTGTCTGTGGAGTGCGTGATTGATGCGACGTATTGGGGTTGGGGAAAGGATTACACAACAAACGAAAAACCCTCCGGATGGAGGGTTTGGGTTTAGTCAGGCAATGGCACGATCTTGCTGACTCATATCTCTGTATCTGGTAATGGAGGCCAGTCCGGTTTACTCACGTCAACGCGGTTCAATAACACACGGAATTTTTTCCACTTCTGCAGTTTCGCAGCTTCTTCCTCGGTCGCCATATCCAGCTCAATCGCATCCTGAAGCATGGCAATCGCATTATTTGCCTGTTTTAACAGTTCCAGTTTTTTGCGTTGTGCTTCTACCCGATGCTCCACTGGAGCAAGGGTTACCTTCCCATCATCAAAAATAAACGCGCCACCTAGCGCATTATTTCCAGCATTAGTAAATTCATCAGGCACATTGTCTGGTTCAACTTCCACGACAATCTGATTAATAGGAAAAATAGCGCTAGCATCGTAAGAGAAGTGAATAATTTCTTTTGATTCTGGATTAAAAGATATCTTAAGCGTTTCTTTTGAAAGTCTCTTTAGCCACTGATACCAGTCATTGCCATTCTCATCTTTCAGAAAAATAACATTCATAACTGGAGATTTCGCAATATAATATAGCTCAAGTTCCTCCTGTGAAAGTTTAGCCACTTTCGCAGCAGTATACTCTCCCCATTTGTCTAACGGATTATATTTTTCGAATACACCTGATTGCATTGTCATTAAGCCACCCACGCTGTGTACCAGTTTCCACCGATGTTATATTGAAGGGAGCGATATTGTACCGCTGTGTAATTCGTTTTTTGCTGCACAGCAGTCACTACAGTTCCATTTGGTGCATATGCAAATTCATTATCATTATTGCCGTTTGTAGCAACTCCCGCCGATGCAAGCCTGAGCCCTCCTTGAAGGAAGCTTGCTATAGTCCACGCAGGCGTCGCAAAACCTCCCTGAACCCATGCGGTTGTTGCATAAGGGCTCAAGTCCTGTTTCGGTGGCGGATTGTTAGGTGAATATACGCGCACACCGGGAGTGTCATATAACCCTGCAGCAGATTGAATAAATCCATCACTGCTAATATTGCGATTTGAGTGAATATCAGCGAGCGCACCTAAGTAACCACCTGCAACAACACTTCCGTCAGGAGAGATATTAAGTGACGGGCCACCTCCACCGCGCAAGCGAAGCACTTTATCATCACCAGCGTAAACAAGTCCCGCCTCTTGATTATCAGTTCTAAAGAACCAAAGATGCTTATTGTTTTCGCCACGGATAAAGATTGCATTTTGAGAAAGCTCAGTCGCGCCATTAAATGCTCTTATTGAACCGGGCGTCGTAACTGTTTTACCGCTAGAATCATATTGCACAGTGCTAAAATATCGCCATCCAATGTTAGTACCATCATCTTCGCGAATGGCTAGAACCTGCGTCGAATTTGTGTAGCTTACAAATTGAATTAAAGGTCTGTTAACCCTTCCCCCCTGCGCCGGGCTAGTCGCACAAATAACCTCAATATAATAAAAGTCTTGATTCAGAAACGGCGGGATGTTAGTGCATCCACGCACATCAATAAACAATGACTCCCCTACAACAAATGGGTATGTCGCAAAATCAAGCACTCCGTGGTTACATTCGGATTTAAAATTCCCCTTATATCCCACTGGAATTAATGCCCCTGAAGCATTATCAGCTATATTCCTAAAAGCAGCATCGCCGAGGCTGTTTTTCAGCGTTTTAATATCATCGCTGACCGCCTTCACGGCCTTTGGTGTGGCCGCAAGAGACTCAAACGCGCTGTCGGTTGCGCTACTGAGCTGAACGATACCCTTTTGCGCCGTGGTCGCGTCCTGAGCCGTATATTTTCCGGCTGCAAGATCATATGCCGCCTTGACCGCTTTCGACGTTGCTGCGAGCAACTCAGACGCACTGTCGGTTGCGTTACTGAGCTGTGTAAACCCTTTTTCCTTAGTCGTGGCATCAGGATGCCTGCGTGACGCCTCATGCTCTGCGAGCTTATCGTCGACATAATCCTGGGTTGCCATGACCAGTGAGGTATCTATCGAAAGCTCGATCGAGTCGATATTGCTCACCATAACCACCATACGCACGGTTTGTGCTCGGCCTGACCCCTCGGCCAGCAGTGGCTTATAGCTTTCCGCCATGTTACCGACAGCAATCAGTGTGCCGGTGTCGTCATAGAGTCCCATTTCTCGCACCCAGAAACCACCAGTTTCTGGTGGGATGAGCAATTCCGCGATCACATAATTTTGATTCTTGTTGTCCTGGCTGATTCTGTTCAGTTCATGACGCCAAACCTCATTGACGAGTTTCGTCTGACTGGCATCGGGAACAGGTAATGTCCCCCCACCATCACCCACGGCCATCGTGGTAAAATTCACTTTCTTCTTGTTCGGGACGGTCGCGGCAGCCAGTTTTTCGGCACCGGCTTTGGTGATAACCGTTTTATATTTCACTGTCATAGTGCTCTCACTTATCCGGGATAAACCGTGATGATGTCGCCGTCATAGCTCAGGGCGCCGGTATAGAGATAACCCGGTATGTCCTGGATGATATTCAGGCCAATAAGGTGGCGGCTGGCAGGCTTCGCATCGGCGATGAGCCTCTCCATTTCGTAATACATTTCCTCGGTGATGCCCGTATCCAGTACGCCGATATCAAGGCGGAAGGTGCCGGGCGGATCGTTGGTTTGCCACCACTCGGTAACGTTAATCAGATAGCCAAGCGGCTCCACCACGCGACGTACAGCGCCTATCGTTCCCTTGTGGGCATGAATAAACCACGCGGCGCGGATCACCTCCCGTTTGGTGGCCTCCGGCCAGTTCTCATCCCAGCGGTCAACGGAAAACGCCCACGCCAGCCAGGGAAGCAAATTCGCCGGACAGGTATCCGCACTCCAGAGATGGCGCAGCGGAACCGGCGTATTTTCGATGTCCGCGCAGGCGCGCGCCGCAGCGACCTCAAGCGCCGATGAGCCAACCGGTAACAGGCGTGTATTACTCATCGTTTCCCCCCACGATTACGCTGTAGTGGCTGCACCATGAGGCCTGCGTTTCATCAAGCACGATGTCAGCCGCGGGTGCGGTCAGTTCCACCCGCTGCACCCCTTCCACATGAAGAGCCGCGTAAATGGCGGACTTGCGGATATCGCGTCCCAGCCGATGCTGAGCCGTGATGTAGGCCTGTAACCGGGCTCTTGCCGCATTGAGTACCGGTTCACTTTCGGGGCCGGGAAAAAGGAAAAGCGATGCTTCAATGCTGTAGTCGACAATGTTGGCCGACTGGACGGTCACCCGGTCGGCGACGGGCCTGACATCCTCATCGTTCAGCGCATTGCGAACAACGGCGAGCAGTTCCTCAGACGCTATGCCGTTATTCTCCCGGGAGAGCACGGAGACAGTGACGTTTGCCGGCTGTGGGCTAATGACGGAAATGTCTGCCACCCGGCCATCTGCACTGCGGCCATGGAACTGATACGCGCCCGTCGAACCGGCCACGCTCAGCCCTTCCGGCGCCTGCTGGATGCGCAGACGAAAGTCGGTATCGGACTCCATCACAGCCGGAGTGGGCGGTAACGTGGTGTCGTCGGCAGGGGTAATAGTCAGACGCGCAAGGTTCGCGTTTGCCCCAATCTGGTCCAGATCGCTGCCCGCCGCGTAGGCCAACATGACCGCCCGTGCAGCCTCGTTAACCCGCTGGCGCCAGATAACTTCCCGGTAGGCGTTCTCCTGCAGCAGCTTCACAATCGGCTCTGACTCCAGGGTCAGCGTCCGTGCAATCGCCTCTCGCTCCTCTTCCGGATAGAGCGACACAAAGGTGGCCTTTCGTTCTGCCAACAGCGTTTCATAATCCACCTCCTCCACGACATCAGGCGCGGCGAGCTGGCTCAGATCAACAATAGCCATAGCGTTTAACTCAGTGAAATGGTGATAGAAAAGGATTGTCCGGAGATCGGGCGCGTGCCGGTGATATCGACATACAACGTCCCGTCGTTCTCCGAACGCTCGAAAGTGATGGCCGTCAGGCTTATCCGCGGCTCCCATTTCTGGATGGCGGAATAGCATGCGGCCATGATCTGCAGGCGCAGCGCCGGGCTCTGCGGCCTGTCAATCATCTCCGCCAGCAGCGAGCCGTAATCCCGCCGCATGACCCGCGAACCAATCGGCGTGACCAGGATGTCGCGCACGCTTTGCCGAATGTGTTCAGCCTCTGAAATGCTCAGCCCGGTCTGCCTGTTCATCCCCCTGTAACGCACCGTCATTGTGTCCCCTTAGTCCAGCTTCCGCCGCTTTGCACACTGCCGTGCGCGTGGTTGTCCACCTGCACCCCGTTGGAGGTGAATTTACCGCCGGAATGCTCAATATTTCCGGCCATCACACCACCCTTCTGCACTTCCAGCGAGGCGGTAATTAACCTGTTGGTACACACCACTTCAGGCGTATCCAGCGTGATGCGGGATGTTGACGTCACCCGTACCTCCGGCACGGTGGCGGTCAGCGATTCAGAGGCGGTAATGTCGGCCGTTTTAATGCCTGCAACCGTCAGCGCCCCGCGCCCGGGTTCGTACTCGATCACCGCGCCGTCCGGAAACGAGACGTGGAACGCATCAGGTGACCCGGACGGTGCCGGATGGTCGTCCGAGAAAATGCCGGGCAGCACAAAGGCGGTATCCAGCTCACCGCCGATGGCCAGCAGCAGCACCTGCTCTCCCTCGGAAGGGGCCCACCACACGCGCGAACGTCCCGCACGACAGGTTAGCCAGTTCAGCCAGGTGGTTTTCATCCCGCCGGTCTGGACACGACAAAGCCCTCTGTTGAGGTCAACGTCGGTCACAACACCGATACGAATCAGGTTGCGGATCGCGCGAGCGATACCGTTCATGGAAGTTAATGTATTCATGAGAAGAGAATGCCGTTCAGGAGGAACGGCAGCAACGAGACGGGGTTTTCTGCGGGATGATACAACAAGCGGTCCAGACAACAGGCGGTTGGCGGCCTTCAGCGCAGGGAGCTTAGTCCTCCCACTGGCTGACCAGCTCACCGTTGATGTACAACGCCTTCGGACGCGTGACGGGCTCCGGCAGCGGCGGCTCCGGGGAATAGGTCGCGTGCAGAGCGCCCTGCTCCTGAGTGACAAGAATGCGCTCGGTCAATTGCACGCTGATGGTGATATCCATCGTATCGTCATCGTTTAAGACGATCGTGAAGGTGTATCCGTTTTTGCGTCCTTCATCGAGGGTAAAAATATCCGGCTGATTTTCCCGCAGCCAGGCCAGCACCGGGACAAAAAATCCCTCGCTGTCGCCGGTGAAACCGCTGACCTTCGCGTTCAGCGCATACCGCTTTTCAAAGGAGAGCGAGGAGGCAAGTCGGGCGTCTATATTGCCGCTTCCGACCGACATCTGCAGGCGCTCCGGGTTGGCATTCAGCTGGGGGATCGCGTCAATTAATGCCTGACGCAGGCTCTTGAGTTTGTGCATCGAGTTTATCCTGACAGTCTTTTATGGTTTCAACCTGCAGCGCGCAGGCGATAAGGGCGTATTCAAGCCTGCGAATATCGGCGCTGAGATCGCCGTTAGTGGCGGGTTCGCTTCCCGGCATCGGGCAGCGGCTCACCTTCGGGCAGGCGTTGTAAACAATGGGCTGCGGAGGCACAGGCGGTGCGGGTGTGCAACCTGCGGACAGCATCAGGCAACTGAGCGGTATACCAGCGGCGTAACGCTTCATTTTCATTGAGTAATCTCCCGATAGTCGCTTCCCGTCTTGCCCTCTCCTCGCCCGCAGTAACAAGCTCCTCACGGAGCCTGACCTGGGCGTGTTCATTTGCTCTGGCCATCCGCTGCGACAGGGACAGCTGATGGTTAAGCGTGGCGAGGGCCGTTTTTTGCTCGCTGGCGACCCGGTTGGCCGTGGCTAAAGAACGGGACAGGGTCTGGTTGTCATGACGAAGCCACAGCGCGATCGCCAGCAGTCCGGCCAGCATCAGCATGAGGACTCTCATGGCAGCCCCTTCATGCACCAGGCCTTCTCGCGGACGCGGCGATTTTCCAGCCCGGTTTTTTTGACGCCGTTGACGTACACCCAGCGGGTAAGCTGCCCGCACGCCTGCGACCACTGTTTACGTTTGATAAAGGAGACCAGAGTCGAACGGCAGGCGGCGCCTGCGCCGACGTTAAAGGAAAAACTCACCAGCGCGTCGTAGACCCGCGGCGGCATCTCCACCGGCGCGCACGCCGCCAGACGACGCTCAACGTTGAGCACATCAGCGACCAGATTTACCGCGGCCTCACGCTCGGTAATGTCCCGCGTCGGCACGACGTTTGCCGTGTGGCCAATGCCTGACGTCCATACGCCAGCGCTGCACCGGTAGGGCGAGAGGCGACATCCTTCGAGATCGGCAATCAGCGCCAGCCCCTCCGGGGAGGTTTTCAGTAATCGAAAGTCAGGCATCAGCACCGCCAGGGCCAGCACGCCGGCGACGCTGCAACGCTTAATGATTGAGTTCACGAATGCTCTTCTTATCGAGGCCCAGAGACTGGAGGTAGCGCCAGGTTTTGCGCTTAAACCAGTAATTCGTCAGCGCGGTAAAAATGGCGCAAAGGCTCCCCACGTACAGCGCAACCTTTTCAGGAGACATCGCCCCGAACCAGGCCAGCGCCACGGCCAGCCAGTAGGCGATAACCGTGGTGATTTTCTCCAGGCTCAGTCCCATAGGTTTACGGATTCTTTGGTGGGGGCGCTATTCACCTCCGGCATCTCTACCGGCGTGCCGTGAGGCAAAATAACGCCTGACTCCGCGAGGCCAGGATTGGCCTTCAGAACGGCTTCTACGACGCCAACCGTGCGCCCATAATAGCGGGCGCAAACGGCATCAAGCGTGTCCCCCTGCATTGCATAGATCTTCATCAGACGCTCCCAACATCCGGTTACCAGGTACTGTAGAGTTTCCCGGGCCGGCGGTCTTTTCGCTATCGCTGACGGATGGACAATCTCGGACACAACAGACCGTCCACAAGCAGCGAAGCGTGGGTCGACGAAAGCGCAAAATCTGAATGAGGGTGTACGTTCGGGCTATGACGCTGGGCTAACGCCAGCTCTCGTCTTCCCAGACTTCCCGGAGAATATTATCCAGCATTTCGCGATCGGCCTCTCCTTCAAGCCCCTGGAGCTCGACTCCCGTCACCGATCCTATTTTCACGCTCACCCGCGATGACGGAAACAGGGATCGTATTCTGCGGGTCAGTTCGCACTGAAAGGCTTCAACGACGGCATGGCCAATCTGCTGATCTTTATCGAGCGTAATGTTCACCCGAACGTTACCCTCTTTTTTGATTCGTTCCGGAACAGGCGATGCTGAGAAAACAACGGTAAATGCGTTGTTCTTGATTAAATTTCCCCGCGCAATCTCAGCAATCAAATTCAGGGCAATCTCACGATCTCTTTCCTGACATGTTCCTTCTGTCGTCAGTCGCGCAATCATCTCGACGCGTTCAATCATGACCTGCTCGTTCAACTCTCTGTCCACACAACCTCCACCACGAGATACTGTATAAACATACAGTAGCACGTATTCATAAAAAGAGTGAAGCGAAAAATCAGAACCCTTCACGGTATGTACATGATATGGATGGAGATTAGCGGGCTCTCTGAGCGAAGAGATCCGTTAAATAGCCAATACGTTCAAGGATTTTCCGCGCCTTGTGCTGATAAGAACGCGCTGCCGGAAAGAGCGATCCGTCAGCTGCGCCTCTGCACCATTTGTCGTTAAAACGGCTTACGCCGCCCGCCATAAGATGCAGGGCCTCTCCGCGGCTGATGGCGATTCCGGTGGCGAGCCGTATCTCATCGATCACTTTCTCCGGAACCCCGTTCTGCGGGTCGCTCGCGAAGACGATGGGCGACGACGCGCCAGGGCGGATGAATTTGATGCGTTCGGTTAACGCCCGCCTCGCACGCCTGCTGAGGGGTTGAGAAAGATCGGTCTGCGTACAGTTATTGACAGAACTCCGAGAGGATACAGGTGCGTCCTTAAGATCCGCGGCCCGCTTCGGCACAATTTTCCACTGCGTGAGTCGGGTTATAATTGGGCTGCCCGCGCCAACGGCAGAATCGTACACGCCGCGGATGCGGACCGTTTCCTCGCCGTACTGGTTAAACCCGGCGCCCGGCTCATACAGGGTGCGCACCTGTAAATCATCGCGACGCACAAACGGGCCGCCCTGTGCAGTAACGTATCCCGCCCAGTCGCCGGCGTCGGCAGCCTCATGGACGGCGGCAAACTCGACGCTCAGACCGCGCGCGGCCTCGGGATCCGCCAGACGTCGCAGCTCGCGGTAGACCGTTACCGGCGCGCCGCCGATAAACTGAAACTGGCGAATGTGCCAGCGCCCCGCCCAGGCCGACACGGCGGACGCCGTCTCCTTCAGCAGCCCGCCGCTTTCGCTATCGGTCTCGCCATCGAGCGCATAGCCGTCGATATTCTTTGAGATGTATTTGGCAATATAGCCGGTAGCGCTGCCTTTCTGCGGATCGATCGCGTCCGCGTGAAAGCGAGCCTGTCTGGCGCTTTCGCTCTGCAGCTCAGCGGCATCCTCCTCCCGGGCGTAGTCCCCTATAATCCGGCGAACGCATTCGACGTCTTCCGGCCGCATAAACACCAGCATGTGCCAGTGGGGCGTACCGTCGTGATGGGGTTCCGCAACGCGGATACCGAAAATACGGATCCCATCACGGTGGAGCTTTGCGCGGATGCGCGCCCACAGTCGGGTGAGGTAGCCTTGCGTATCCGCCGGACTGGCCCCGTTCCACTTCGCGTTGGGGTAGCCTGATTTCAGCGTCGCGTGATACTGCGCGGGCGCGGTTAAGGTATAGAACTCGCCCACATAGCCCAGCGCCTCACAGATATTTTCAAACCCGCGGATACGGGTCATCAGTTCACAGCGTCGTATCGCCGGGTTGGCCACCGAGCTATCGAATTTTTCAATCAGGCTAATGCGGTTGCCCTCTTCATCTTCCAGCTCCATGCCCTTGAGAAATTCGCGGGTGCGGCGCTTCTGCTCGCGCCACTCGGTCACGCAGCGTTTGCTCGCATACGCCGTTCTCTTTTTGCTGACGTTGCCGAGGGCAATCTGCAAATGCTCGCGCCAGGCAGCCGCGACCCGACGCAGACGCCCGCGCCACCACGCCTCGGAAAACATGCGGATCACCGCCGCGGAAACGTCATCTTTGTCGAAACACGTCTTCGACACGCGCTCCCAGTGCGGAGGCGACACGTTGAACTGGCGGGCGATCAGTCCGGCGCGCTGATACCAGACGTACAGCGTCTGGTATTCGCCCATCTCAGCATCGTTAATATTCGCCAGCTCGCCGCGAATAAAGCTGGCGATATCGGCGGCCAGCAGGTCGATGTCCGCGCGGGACATATCCGGCAGACGGTTATAGCGGGCAACCAGTTCGACCATTCGCGAGGCAAGGTACTGCAGAAGCTGGGTATCGAAATGGCCGTCAAACACGGCTCGGGAGACTGCTTCATGCAAACCTGCGCAGGCATAGCGTTCAGAGACCCGCCGCAGGCGAGGTAACATTCTTTTGCAGAAGCGGATCAAAAAGGCGTTAGCCTGCGGGCTGCCACGATGCTGTTCGAGGGCGTCAACCGCGCGCCAGACCTCAAAACGCACGCAGTCAGGCTGCTGTGAAAGAGCCATTCTTGCCTGCTTCAGCGCCGCGAAAAGGCGATCGCGGCGCTGCTGTTGGGCATGGGTGAGATAAGGGCTGGCAATGGCCGACCGTGGGGCATTCCACGGATAAGCAAATGACGTCGCCAACTCATCCTCCCCGGACGTGTTTATTTTTCATCTCTGCGATCTCCTGGCAGGTTACGCACAGGGCCACACCGGGCACCGCCATACGGCGCGCCTGCGGTATCGGCGCCTCGCAGTCCTCGCAGAGGAAACGCGAAGGCGATGCGGGTCGTCTGCGGGCGCGATTAATGTGGCGCTCTCTGTCTTCCTGCTCGCGCGCCTGGGCAAGATCGATAAAATCGGCCATCAGTGCAGCTCCTGTGATTCACGCTCGTAGCGGGCCGCCTCGTGGCACAGCAGTTCGGCAACGTCCTCTCCGCTCATACCGGTTTTGTAGATATGGCTCGCCAGCGCCTCCAGGCGCAGGGAGACCGCGAGGGCTCGCGCGCATCGTTCCTCCGTTTTTGCCTCTGCCAGCAGGCGTTTCAGTTCTTCACTTCCGATCGGATAAGGGCGGTTTTCACTGTTTCGCATCACGCGTTCTCCTTAAATTCAGGCAAAAGGATGCCCGGCGGGTTTACGCCATTAGTTTTTGGGTTGGGTTATATCGGCATGGTCAGCCGTTCAGGAAATAAACTCACAACAGCACGAAAATGGTTCATGGCGTTAATCAGCGCCCGTTTCTCTTCGGTCGTCAGCTCGCTGATATCGCACTCATGACGGGCGACGGGTAATCTCGCAAGGAAAAAGAGGGCGGCCAGCGCCCTGCAGTTCTCCTCAAAACAGGGATCGCGCTTATCGCGCAGCTCGGCCATAAACCGCGCCAGCTCTTTTCCGCTATCGCTCCCGTATCGGGCGCGCAGTTCAGCGACGTGGTTAAGCCCGTTAAGACGCGCTCCCACGCTAAGTGGAACCCTTGCACGGGCAGCTTCTATCGCCATATCACCCCTCGCATAAATTCACGCACGCTAATGTGCTGAAAACGGGTACAGCACGGTTTTTTCCACCGTTTGATGATTGCGATTTCAGAAGCCATGCTGCATGATTCCCATTTTGATACTGTCTGCAATCATTAGCCTCTGTTTGCCAACGTCTGCCGCTGATTGCCCGAATTTGCAATGATATTAATACCCAATTGAGTATTAGTAAACACCCAAAGGAATATATTTTGATCTTAGATTCTCAAGTGAATAATGAAGAGTTACTCGATAGAATCTGTCAGGTATATGGTTTCACGCAGAAAATCCAGCTGGCCCGGCACTTTAATATCGCCGCCAGCTCGCTTCAGAACCGCTACGCGCGCGGTACCGTCTCTTACGACTTTGCGGTTCAGTGCGCGCTGGACACCGGCGCCAGCCTTCGCTGGCTGATGACCGGCCAAGGGGCGCAGTTTGAAGGTCACCCCGTGCCGGGCGATCCCGTTTCAGTTTCGACATTCACACTCAGTGACGGGAGACTGGAAGAAAATTCCATTTTGAGTATAGACTCTGCTTTCTTTAGCAAACCGCTGGCGCGCGGCATCGCCGTCCGGGCGGAGGGGAAGCTGCACTTTATCGAAAAAGACGCATCGTTAACCGACGGCCTGTGGCTGGTTGAGATTGAAGGCACCGCCAGCATCCGCGACCTGACGCTGCTGCCGGGTAAAAAACTTCACGTGGCGGGCGGCAAGGTTCCGTTTGAGTGCGGTATCGACGAGATTAAAACGGTAGGGCGTGTGGTGGGGATCTATAGCGAAGTAAGCTGA